ACCTGGCGCTCTGGCAGCTACTCCACCATACAGCGCAGCAGTTTCTTCCATTTCAGAAGTTATTTTACCAGCAACACCAAGCTGTTGAGTTGTTAGTTTACTTACCAGCTCTTTGGCATCCATTGCTAATCTAGCAATGTGCATGCCTTTTTCTATGGCATTTAAAACCTTATATGCAGCGGTTTTTTCTTTAAACATTGACTTGGTAGAGCCAATTAGTTTTGCTGTGCCTGCTAATTCGTCTCGTTGCTGCTGTTTGCGTTTTTTATCTATTTCACTATCTAAACCTAAGATTTCTTTTCTGGATTTTTCTTGAGCTAAAAATGCGTCGTCTCGTGCCGGAGAATCGCCTTCACCAGCTTCCATCATTGCTTTTTGTGCAGCTGCAAAAGCCTCTTGTGCTTTTAGGCGTTGATCTTCAAGAGTAGAAATTTCAGTTCTTGATTTTTCTATGTTAGTAGTAAACTGACCAAAAGTTTCCAGTGCTTTGCTTAGGCCTTCACCAAATTTTTGTGTAGAGTCTCCAAGCCCCTCAAATACTTGCTGCAAGCTCTGAGAGAAATCACCATAAAACTTTAATTGACGTTCCCGCTCTGCATCTTTTAATCTAGCCTGCTCAATAAGCTCAATTTCTCTTGTTTTTAAATCATTAACAGTTTGTTGAGAACTTATTCTGGCTGCAGACAGTGCACGCTCAGCTTCTATTTGTGCATTTATGGCAGCTATTCTATCTTTATCTTTTGCAGTATCTAATCTAGCTCTTTCAAGCTCTAGATCCTGTATTCTTCTTCTGGTTTGCAGTGTTTCAGCGGCTGCAAATTTTTCAAACTCATAGCGCTGTTTACTTACAGCCAAACTAGCTTCTTGTTGAGCAATAAACTCTGGCGATAATCCTACACCAGCCGATTTTAAGAAGTTTGCAGAAATTTCTTGTGCTTGCTGTGCTGTATCTGCTAATATATTAATTCTTTGCAGTTCTATGTCTTGCAAGCTTCTAGCTTCAGCTATTTGACGCTTTTGTAAGTCTAAAACAGTTAATCGTGTTTTTTGCTCTTGTGCAGCCACTGCTGTTTCATTAGCAATGGCTTTGTCTGCTAAAGAATTACGTCTGCGAGCAACTTCATCTCTGGCTTCTGCAATTGCTTTATCTAATTCTGATACTCTTTCTTTGTTTCTGTTTGCGGCAGCAGCTGTTTTTTCTTTTTCCAATTGCACCAGTGCAAATTCTTGTACAGCAATATCGGATAGTATTTGTGAAACTTCTTTGCCTTGTTGCAAGCCAAGTTTTTGTAATTCTAAACTATTTTTTTGCTGTAGTTCTTGCTCTGTTAGGTATCCACGACGGGATTCATCAAGTGCAACTTCTTCTAGTTTAGAGTCTACAATAGATAAACTACGTTGATAAATTCCTTGCAATACAGCTTCACGCTCTTTTAGTACGCCTATTTGCTTTGTATCTTCTACTGCTAGTAGCCGCTGGGTTTGCTCGGTTATCTGCCCTATAATAGCAGAACGTTGTTGAATGTAGTTTAACTGATCATTATAAAATGCCAAGGCTGTAACATCAGCATCTAAACCCTTTTCACGCTCGGCTTTAAGCCCTGCACGTACTTGCTGAAGTTGAGCTCTATCAGGAGCAGCAACACTTGTTTGTGCTAGTCTAATAGCTTGTCCGCGGCGTTCCAGTGTTTGCAGTTTAGATTCTACTTTTTTGCGTTCTTCTTGAACTTTTGTATCATCTACTGCTACACCATCAAACTGTCCAGTTGCAAGCTCGGCACGTTGTTTTACTAGTTCTTCTTTTTCTTTAAGTCTATTACTTTCGGCTAGTAATAGGCTGTTTAATCTGGTTTCGCGAATTAAACTCTCTTGAGTTTTTAACTGCTCTATTTGCAGGGCAATTAAACGCTTTTCATTTTCTGCACGTATTCTTGCAGTGCCTGGTAAATCTCCTAGTGCACTTAACAAGTTATCACTAACTATATTAACACCTTTGGATAAGCTCAACTCAATTTTTGACTGTATTATATTAGCACCGCGAGTTATAACATCAAAACTAGAGTCTACAAATTGTGCACTAATCTTTGCCGAAGTTTGTAAATCTTCTGCTTGCTGTGCTTTTCTACGATTTAATAAAATCTGGGCTTCATCTAGCTGTGATTGTAACTTGCTTATCTGCTGCTCTGATCTATTTACAATGCCTTTTAACTCTGGGGAAGGCTGTGGTGTTGCGCTTGATAATTGTGCGAATGTCTGGCCAGGCTTAACTCCAGGAGCACCACGATCTCTAGATCCTATAGCAGCTTCGCCACCTAAAGTTTTCTCACTGGCTCGTTTTGCTTCTTGTAATTTTTCTGCTAACTTGTCGTACTCTTTTTGAGCAGAATTTGTTAAGGCAATATTTTTTGCTTGTTCTGCATTAATGGCTTCTAGCGCTTGTCTAGATTGTAATAAATTAGCATAAACTTCTTGACTAAACAATTGCGACGCTTTAGGGTCTGATATAAGATTAGTTAAATCACTTACAGCTCTTTGAGGATCTTGTAAAGATTTTAAAAGTTTTAATCCGCTATCAACAGCCTTTTTAGCAAAAATATCTAAAGCATCACTGGATTGTAAACCTTGTAAAAACTGTCTATATGCTTTATCTGTATCTTCTACAGCAGTTTGTAATTCTTTGGATACAGAAGCACTAACACTTAAACTATTACTAAAATTCTTAACTACAGCTTGGACTTGATTTAGCTTATAAGTATCTGTAGCGATACTTTTTATTGCTTCGCTATATTGTTTTTGTGTAGCATTTGTATTTATGTCAAGTATCTTTGATAGCTCTGCTTTAGCCTTTTCAGCTTCTGGAGTTCCCGCAGATTCTTGTAAGCTTGTAAATATTGTTTTACCTAAATTTTCGCCTAAAATGCTTGCTTTATCGTAATTCAGAAAACTTTTTATTTTATCAAAGAATCTATCAAGACCGCTAGCAGCTTTATCTTGTTCTTGAAAACTTTTAACTAAGTCAGTAACTGAACCTGCTAACTCTTGTACTGCATTAGCTTTTGCTAATACTGAATCAGTTCCTAACCTTTCGGCGAATGGTTTTTTATTTATTTCATCAATAGTACGACCAAACGCTTCCATTCTATCAGATGATTTATCTACTGCATCAGAAAAAGCTTGTTGTTGTTTTTGATTGTCACTAAAAAAGGAAAATACTAATTTAGCACTTTCATAAACAGTGATAATTAGGCCAACATAGAAAAACAATTTAGAAAAAGCACTTGCAACCGTTTGTAAAACGCCACCAAAAGCTGCTAAATATCCGCGAGCAAGTACTGTGGCTTTTCCAAATCCAGTAATATTTTCTTTGGCTACTTCATCTCGTAGTATTCGTAAGGAGGTGCCCAAACCAATAACACTTGCATTATATGCAGCGGTTTGTACTATACTGTCACGAAGTGCACCTTTTTCTGCCCAAGCAGCTAATCTAGTATTTATGCCGTATACAGAGAATAATGATTTTTGTAGCTTAGTAGTTTCGGCATCTAATTCAATTTGTTTTTGTTTTTGAGCAGTGGTTGCTTTACCCCAACGTTCTACAGAATTTGCTAACTCATCTATTTTTTCTGCTGCAGCTTTAGCATTTTTAGCTACTAATTTTGCTGATTCTATTCTTGCCTGATCAATAGCTTTTCTAGCTTTTTCAGAAGTAGGATCTAAAAATGGATCCTTTAGTGTTTCTATTGCTTCAATACCAGCTTTGCTTCTAACTCTGCTAGAAGTTTTTTCTGCTCGTAAACTGTCTATTTTCTTTTCCGCTGCAGCAACAGCTTCGATTTCTTTTTCAATATTTATATTGAGATTTCTTTGAGCAATTTCACTGGCTTTATTTCTTAGTTTTTGACCTTCTGCTAGTCTTGCCTGTAAAAGTTCATTTGATTTTGTAGCGTTTTCTTCTAGTGTTTTCTTGAATTGAGATAGCGCAGGTATAGCTTTACCTAATAAATTTACACCTAATAAGGCTATAATACTAGTTAAAGTTGTTGGGCTACTACTTAAAAAATTCACTATCGGCCCTGCAACTTTATTTACTAACTCTAGGCCGCTTTGTATTAGATTTTGAAAACTAGCTGCTAATTTATTGTAAGGATTTGCATCTACTTGTATAGCTGCAAACTTCTTTTCACCTTCTTCCAATACTGCAGTTGCAAAGGCCTGTCTACGTTCAAAATCAGTTAACTGACTTGCAGCTTTACCAACACTTAAAGCGTATTTTTCTACAGCAGGATCAATTTTTGTAAAAATGCCTAATTCATCTAACAGCTCAGGCTCTAGTTTTGTAATACCACGACTTAAACGATTTACTGCATCAGTCATGTCAACACCAAGAGCTTGTGAAGCCTTAGCAGCCACTGTACCTAAGCGTAGTACATTTTCACTACCAAGACCTGCTGCAGTAACTTTTACAGTTGCCTGCATAGCTTCGCGTAAACTAATAGCTCCACCAGTAGCTTTGACTAATTCTTTACTTAAAGCTCCCAATGCAACTCCACTAGCAGCCCCTAATTGATTTAGTCCACGTACCATATTAGTAGTGTCCATTGCATTACTAAGTGCTGTAAAAGCAGCTCCTAATGCATATACATTTGCAGCATAAATAGCATATAAACGTACTAAACCACTTAAACCTTGGGCTTGATTTGCAAAGTCTCTAGCGCTGGCTCCTGTTGCTTCTGCAGTACCGCGTAGAGACCCATACTCCATAATAGCTTGGGAACCAACAGGCTGTGATTGTGATACAGCTTTAGATTCTGCTGGTTGTTTTGCGGCTTTATAACTTGGCGCAGCTGTAGACGCGGGTTGACCTCCGCCAACACGGATACTTTTAGCTGTTTCTGCAGCTTGTTTTAATTGTTCATGGTACTTTTTAGCATCAGTTGTTGCCTCTTTTGTGTTAGCATCAATCTGCACGCCAATCTTAATATTTTCCATACTTACTCCGTGTTCTTAGATTCACAGATTTTAGCCTTAGTATAACATAGTAGCATAGAAACAGTCAACCCAAAAATTAAAAAGCCTCAGGACTTTTGTGTCGCTGAGGCTTTTTGTTGTTCTCGTTGTTCTGCGTATATTTTACTTCGCACAGAATCCAAGTGTTTTATAAGTCCTAGAGCATATACACGCTCATAATCGTCTAGTTGATATAATTGAAATATATCTAATAATCCTTCTAAACGCTTACCGAAAAATACCCCACTCATACCATCCCAGTGATCTAGTAGGAGATTATATATGGAGAATATTTGCTGTATTAACTCAGGAAAATCAGAAAGGTCTACAGGTATTTCGTCTTCTACAGGCTCTGTTCCAAGCATTTCACACATTTCAAAATAAGTTTCTTTTGTCATGGATGCTTGAGAATTTTTTAAATAGCTTTCAAGACGTCTATAGATTATTTCTGTTTGTTCTTGGAAAAGTTTCCCAGGTCTGTAACCTGTTCACTAATAAACGCATCAAAGTTTGCAGAAGCTTGCATCAAGTAAAGAGCATTTTCTTCCGTGTATTCCAATTCAGTGTCTGGATCTTCACTACTGACATCCACGGGAGCTAATTGCTCTAAATATTTAAGTGTTAAACCTTTCCAGCCTTTAATGCTGGCTTTTACATACAACTCTAAGAAAAGCTCATCATTTAGTTCTTCTTGTGGTTGCCGATTTTTAAATGTTGTTTTAGTTGCTTTTTTGCGAATTGTTTGTAGTGTTTCTCGGCTTAAAAAGCACACGTTTACTACAAAACCTGGCATACCAGGATATTCTACTTCGACTGTTTTGCTTGGAACTAGTAAAGTTTTAAGAGATAAACTGTTTGTTGTAATTGCCACGAATCAAAATCCTTGTTGTAAACACAAGGGCATAAAGCCCTTGTGTTTGTTTTTAAATTATCAAGCGGCGTAATAACGAATAAAGATATCGTTAATACCTTCAATGTCATATGTAGGTGTAGTTGCGCCGGTTGTAGCCTGTCCAGTAAAGTTAATTGTTGTACTAACAACCTGCTGAACATCAATAGCTGGAATACCGATACTTGCATTAGGTAGGTCAAGTACAACTCTATTTGATTGACCGCTGCCATTAATTGCTAAACTAATCTCAAAGTAAGGCTCGACTGTGGTAGAAGCAACCTTTAAGAAGTCATTTAACAAGTTACCAGTAGCATTTCCAGTAGTACTGCGAGCAATACCAGTTTTTAGATAAGCTGTCATACTACCTGTAATACTTCTATTACCAGTAAAGTAGTTAATTGGCTGATTAACAACAGCAAGCACCGCGGGTGTCAAGTAGGTTACGTTATTGGATAATGTAATACTTCCACCAGTTAGTGGTACTGTATAGCTGTCATCTGCAGAAATTACAGTACTACCAGCAGCATTTGTAAGAGCTTTTTTAGCTTTTAATGTACAAGTACTTAGCTTATTTGTTAAAAAGTCGCTGCTTGTATTTTTTGGAGTGTACAGTTGAGTGTATGCATTAGCATAAGTATCATCTGTACCAGTTGCAGAAGTTACTGTTCCAGAGAAACCACCTACTGAAGCACTAATGGAACTTGCTGCAAAATTAGTACTAAATTGACGTAGAGAGGTAGCTTGACCACTCCAACTTGCTGTGGCAATTGCATCAATACCAAAGTCAATACTTACTTCTGTTAGAACTGCATTATCTAAAGCATATGTTACTTGGTCTACTAGAAATAAATAACCAGACTTAATTAACTGATTCTTATTGCTATTCATCAGTGTCATAAATGAGTTAGCACCAGATCCTGTAGAAGGAACCCAGCTTGTTCTTAACAAGTATGCATCTGTAGAAGTAATATCTGCATTAGCAACAGCACTTGCATTTACAGCAGATTGAGAAAATTCAAATATTACGGTACCGCTGCTAGCACTACTACTACTAGTTACTTTGGCTGGAATATTGTTAAATAGTGCACCACTAGTTCCAGCTAGATTTTTAAATACATAATAAGTGCCGACAGTGAAACTTGCAAAATTACTGACGCCGGTAATAGTGAACTGATTTGTTGTAGCTGAATACGCATAAGATGGCGTTCCAGTTAGAACAGTTCCATTTGGAAGTGTTAAACTTACAGTAGTAGCAACAGTAGCACTTGTACTACTTGTTGTATTTGGTTTCTGTAGGTATTCTAATACTATTGAAGTTGCACTTGCACTTACAATTCTAACTAAACCACCGAATCCTGCTAATTGAGCTGCAGATAAAGCCGATCCAATTGTTAAAGCTGAAAATGGATTTGCTAGATAGCAAATCATGTTTGGCTTTAAAGTGCTAACTGGCATTGCGGTACCAGCTAGAGTTAGCTGACCAGTACTACCGTTATAAGTAGCACCACCTGCTGTTACACCAGTAATACTGGTTGCGGAACTGGCAAATTGATTTTGGTCACCACTAAATGCACTCCATAGAACTGATTCTTCACAAACAATAGTACTAGACAAAGAGTCAGGTCTTAGATATGTGCTAAAACTAAAACTTGCGGCTTCAACCGAAGTGTTAAAAGTACGAGTACCACGAACAGGATCACCACCAGCTTCGCTAACAGAAACCGATTCATTTGCAGTTGCCTGACTAAATGTTAGTCCATCTAACACTTGCACTTCAAATGTATTGGCGGGAGTAAAACCAGTATTATTAATAACACCAGTATTTGCATTTACGTTTGTAGTAAAGAACACTCTACTATTACGTACTAGATTTAATGCCATAATCTTTCCTTTGTTTAAGATTAATGGAGTATCTGTTTTAAACTAGACAATTATCTGTTTGTTAACTGACCCCATTAAAGTGCATAACGCACTTGTAAATTTATCTCTCCAACACCATAAGGAGCCAACAATCCTTCATCTGTGGTAATTGAAGTTACCAATATTTCAGTAGTAAACTTACCCGAGCTGTACTCTAGAACTCGGTTTAGATCCACTACAGTTTCTAAATCTTCTAACAGTTGTTCTAATTCTGTTTGTGGTTCTTCACCACGCACATATGCTTTAACGCATACGTTTAAGTAACCCCATGTAAAATCACTAGGTAAGTATTCTCGCTGTTCACTACCTGGTGTAACAAATACAGCTGGGAATTGTTGCACTTCGTCCCAAAATTTCAATTTGGCGTGTGCATTATCAAAAAGGTTGATTTGATAAGGAGCGATGCCGTTAATTAATTTAAATTTTTCAGCTAACGCGGTTACAATGCTTGTTCGTTTGGTGCTCATACCAATACGCTTCTTAGACGGTTGCTAATTTGTTCAGCAGCGATTTCACGAATTGACTTGGCAATTAGCGTTTTAGGATCTCTGCTGGTTGGGAATTCTTGCCTGCCGCCAGCACTAAATGTGGCGTAAGGGTTTTTCATATAGGTGTAGAAAGCTGTTATCATTCCTTGACGACTCTCGCTTAAGCGAGTAACTTCAACACTTTCTGCGAATCGGCCGGTTTGTAGATTTAAAACATCGCTACGTGTACCGTTGCCCATGTTCTTTTTTACTTGATCTACTAGATTTGCGTTAAGCAAGTTTTGTAAAGCTGTTAAGTTTGATATAGTTGGTTTAAAAGTCGTAACTTTTGCAGTAGATTTTATTGATACTTTTGGCAGCTGTACTTTTTTAACAGATTTATTAATATTTAATTTAATAGTATTATTTATATCAAATATTTGTTCAGCTTTAGGACTTTTACTTTTAGAACTTTTAAATTTACCAGTTTTTATTGTACTTGCTAATCCTGCCTCTAAAGATTGTAATATTGTTGGAGAAAATTTTAATCCAGTTATTAAACTAAATAAATTATTTCTAGATAAAATATTACCGATAAGAGTTTTTCTTATACTTCTATAAGTAGCTGTTTGCCCAAATATGTTTTTTATTATTGTATCTGAAGCTACAGTTTCTTGACCCACTAATTTTTTATTAGTAGGATGAGTCATAGGAACTATAAAAGCCATTTGACCCTGTAATAAAGTAGAAACATCTCCACTTACAGTTTTTGTAAATTGTATGCTAAACTCTGCATGACCGCTTTGGTTATAAAAGCTATTTACAATATCTAAATTACCTGCTTCAGTAGTTTTTTGCCCGGCAAGTAGCATTAATTGTTGTACCCAAGGTGTAACTATACCTAATGGTTGTGATACACCAGCATCATCAAGGCCTTTTGCTCCAGTATGCCCAAAAACAACTATACTACCTATAGTAAACCTTTTATATTTAATTCCGGATTTATCTTCTGGTTTATCTTTATCCGATAAAATAATACCGATTTGTTCAAAACTTTTAACTACTGCAGGAGTTAACTTAGTATTTATCGCGTCTCTTAATGCAGAGAATGTAGAACCAACTATTAACTGTTCTTCAGAACTAAATCCAATCACTAATTGTTCTGGATTTTGTAAAACACATGGTGTAAGTCTAGCAAATTCACTTCTAATTTTTTTACCAGCAGCACTTAGTAAAAATCTAGGATTTTTACTAGTATTTATTTTTTGTTGTACTAGTTTAAAATTAGATTCTATTATACCTGAAAATTGTTGTAACGTGGCTTTTTTCTTTATGTCAATATCAATAGAAACTATATTTGGTACTTGATATTTACTTAAAGATTTTTTTAATGCATCTAAAAACTCTGGGCTTTCTCTATATACTTTTCCTTCTGGAAACTCTATAGATTGTATATAATTTACAGCATCAGTGCCATTTAATAAATCATTTACAAATTCTTTTATGGCCTGCTCATACACTGATGGTTTATAATAAAAAAATGCAGGTGTTGCATTTTCTATTGTACTTCGTAAATCGTCGTTTACTGTTTTTAAAAATTCTCGTATCTTTCTGTCGGAAGAACCTTTTATCTTAGTAGACCTGTATCCAGAAATAAAAGGTAAAAAGTAACCAACATCAAAAAACTTATTCATGAATAATCCGATACATACTGATCAAATATACGGCGAATAGCAGCAGGCAATCCAGTGCTGGTAATATACTCGATTTGCGTCATATTTGTGCCGGGCGCTTTGCTGGCATGCACTGCACTATCATTACGGCGATAGTAGGTAACCAAGTCCATAACAGCTAATTTTAAATCTTCTGGAATGGTTTCGTAGCCTGCGGTATACTGTATGCGATAACCACGTAGCTGTGGCTGCCAGTCACCAACTGGAATGCATGCAATAGAATCTTCGTGTAGTATCCAGCTTGAGTACTCACTCAACGCAGTCCAAGTTTGACCATAATCTGCGCTGTATTCCACTGCAACAACTTGCAGCACAGGAGTTTCGGTTAGGATAAACTTGGGCACACCACCACTAAAGTATTCGGTTTTGGTGTCGCCAGTATACTCATTAAAGCGTCTGCGGCAATAAGTTTTGGTGAACTCACTGCACTTTGTAATTAACAAATCAATCTCGGTATCATGATTTGTACTTGTGATGCCTTGATAGGCTTTGTATTCTTGCCTTGTAATTAGTTCAAAAGCCATAACATCCTCTCGATTATCTTTTAAAACAGACTGTAGCAATCTGTTTTAAAAGACGGGGGATTGCTCCCCCGCCTGCCTTCCCATCCCTGGAAAGAAAACTTATGCTACGTAACGTAGTGTGCTTACACCAGCACCAAAGTTTGTACTGATCTGTGCTAGACCGGTACGTAGGCTGGCAACCATTACGCGACGCTGTGTCTCAACCAAGCTGTCGGTGTCAACGCGTAGACCACGCTGATTACCGGCTACGAAGTTAGCGGGTGCGAAGCAGATAGCTCCCATTGCACCAGCAGCTCTATCTTCGAACTCACCGCTGACCAATACGGGGCTGTTAGCAACAACGCCGATTTGACCGGTTAGGAGAGTGGCCTGAGGACCAACTTTGTCCATTGTCTGGAATGTGGTGTCGTCAAGCAGGTTGTAGTATACTTCTGTGGAAACTACGTAGACGATTTCAGCAGGATCAAGACCCCAAACGCCCAAGTCTTTACGCAGAGCGCGTAGTGTGGCTACTGTTGCAACAGCGTTGTCGCTGATATCAAGAGTAACGGCGCTGCTGGCATCATAAACACCAACGCCTTTAACGGGATCGCTACCAGCACCGGCACCACGTAAGTATGCGCGATCAACGGCGCGAGCAACACGACGAACCATGCCATCACGAACGATAGGCATTAGGGCGATCATGCTATCTTCTTCTTCTTCGTATGCAAGATACTCGTTGGTAGCAACTTTATAGCTGTTCAGAATAACTTCTTTGAGCTGATGTGTTACGTTGTTACCGCGGCTGTCGGCTGTACCAAACTGTGCGTTGGTTACCCAGCTGGCAACACCGGCTTCGGGGTTGACAGGGATAGCCATAACGTTGGTCTGCATTGCAATGCTACGCAGTGTGGGAGCAACAACTAGACGTCTGCGAACTTCAGCTTCCATTTGCATGGAGACTTCGGTTTCCCAGTAGTTAACATTGTTGTTGGTAGGCTGATGTGCACCAGCTTTTTCGATAAGTTGCTTACCAAACTTGGTATCTTCAACTTTACGACCCATGGCTTTGGCTAATAGGATAGCCTTTTCTTTGTCAGCATAGGTGACGGCATCGGCACTGCCTTTGTCGCCAAATTGCATTTTGCTACGCTGAATGGCTTCTAGCTCAGCAGCTTTCTCTTTAAGAGCAGCTTCTAGACCGGCGATAGCACTCTTGTTGGACTCGGCTTGCTCAGCAATCCGCTTCTCGACTTCGGCTAGGAGCTTTTCGGCACCGGTTGCACCAGTTTCAACAGTGGCGCTAACAGCGGCTTTGATCTTGGCTTCTAGTGCGGCCTCGGCTTGACGCTTGGCTTCAAGCTCAGCAGTGGCTTGTTGTTGTGCTTCTAGAGCACTCTTAGCAGCTTCTTGAGCTGCTTGCTTGGCAGCATCTGCCATTAATTGCTTGATTTCTTCGGGACTCATATTCCATTCCTTGTTTTCTTTGCCAGCATCTTGACCGTTTTCTAGCCCTTTAGCTGATTGGTCTGTGGATGCAAATTGCAGTTTAAACTTTTCATATTCCTCGGCATCATCAAATGCCTTGGCTAAACTAAAAATAGTATTTTGATTGGCTGGCACTGAAACTACTGAGATTTCGTGCAGTTCCAGTTCTTTAACTACAAACAGCTTTGTTGCAGAATCATAATCAGCATCTTTAACCCTAAATCCAATAGAAAATGCGGATAGGATGCCGTCTTTAATTAACTTAAAAATTCTATCTGATGCAGAACTTATTTTTGCTTTAATCCACAGCCCTTGATCTTTATCAATTCTGTGCTCAACCATTTTACCTACTGGTTGCGAATGGTCATGAAAGGCTAAAATAACTGGATTTTTCAAATAGTTTTCTAAACCTTTTTGCCATACCGTAGCGGGTACTACATCACCTTGACGATCAACGTCTTGTGTGCTGGCATAACCAGAGATCATTACAAAGTTTTCATCAGTAGAGTCACCCACTTCTGCTTTAAGCATGTCACTGCTTAAATAGAAAGTTTTATTCATTTGTAACTCCTTGTTGATTACCTGGTCTACCACCCTGCGAAGGATTTGCTGCAGAGCCAGCAATATTAGCTGGAATACGTAATCCATCATTACCCTCAACTGCAGCAAAGCGCAGCGCCGCTCTAGCTTCGTTGGGAGTAATAATTCCACTGTTAACCAGTGTAGAGTGATATTGGGCAACGTCTTTTAGTTCTGGCTGTAATGCACTTACAGAACTTGTGACAGGTTCTACGTCATAGCCGAAAAAGCGTTCCACTGCTGAAACGTATTTACGAACAATGGGTAAGACCGTTTCAAGGTAAAATAACCGCAAATTAGGTGAAATGTTGGCGTTATTACCACCCATTAAGAGTACTGGTGGTACACCTAGTGTTTGCAAGATTTTTTCTTGATGGGTGCGCATGGCTGCGTCAAAGTCCATGTCGCGAAAGTTGGTTTGTGCTAGTGGCAGGGGTTTCAATCCACTATCTAGTATAACCGGACGACGTGTTCCGGCTTTGGGATTGTACTTTTGCAACCAGTTTTGAATTGTTTTTTCCTTAGCAGCTTGGGATAAGGTATTTTCAGTACCAAATACCACACCAAACACAGCACCATTATCAAAAAAGTTCTTTTGTAGTGACTGCATGCTGTAGATGGTTTCAATGCTTTGGCGAGCCGCCGCTAGGCGGCTGGTTCCACGATAGATACTGCGTGAGCTGGTATCGTGAAACGTAAAAATCTCGTCTGGGCCAAACTTAACTGTTGAATTAGAGTAAGTATAGCCACTGATAAATGTTCGTTCGTCGGTTTCAATGTCCACCTGCTGTGCTGGCAAGTGGTATAAGAAGGCACCGTCGTAGTAGATAAATGCGTTGCCTTCTAGGAGAAAGTCAGTAAAGATGTTTTTGCGAAAATCTTGTGCTGACTGGTAAGGATTAGGACGATAGTTTAGTAGGTTGTTTAGCTGTTTAGCGCGAGTGCCCACTACCACTGAACTAGGAAGACTAGATTTTACATCGTAGTCTAAGCTGCTAGCTGCTTGTACTATTAGGCTAACACCGCGATTCACCGCCTCTACACGCTCAAATGCTTGTTCGTATACAGGTTGTGCTGTGGTGCTGACGTCAGTACCGGCCTCTAAGGCGATCTGTGGTTGTGCACGATTAAATTTCTCGGCTACCCAGTTTGCTAAATTGTTGAGTAGCATTATACAAAGTCCTTGAAAAAGCTAGTTGTTGCTGCGGGCTTTTTACCGGTTTTCGCCAGCTCACGCTTACGTTCCAGCCAACGCTGTTGCAGTGGCACAGTATGTGGCAGCGGTGATTTGCCGTAGTGGGAGTGCAGCTCTACATGGTGTGGGTTGCACAATGTGTATACATCCACGTAAATTTCTTGGTGGTGCTCTGCAATGAATTGGTCACGTATGGCTAGAACTCCGGCATCGGTACTAATATCGTAGTTGTGCTCCGCAGACCAACGCTCCAGCAAGTAGTTTATCGATGCTAAGTGATGCAGCTCTAAGTCCACATCAGTACCACAAATATAACAGTGGTCTTGTTTCGTATAGGCTGACTTAGCACGATCACGAATCCACTTTACTGCCACACGTTTATTGGTATTCTTTGCCATTTATTTATATACACCCAATTATTAACACTATTATACCCCAACCACACAACAACTTCAACGCAAAATTTCTTATACCACAAAACTATATGTGGCATAACGCATGGCATCTGCCATGTGCGAGTACTGATCATGAACTGGACGCTCACGATTAGCCGAGATATCCCAGCGATACTGGTCCAAAACCTGCAGCACACGCTTACAATTGGGCTGAACAAATAGGCGGTTCTGTTCCACAATATTTTGCAAGTAGGTAATACCGGGTAGTACAGCTTTTTTAGCAATAACGGTGGCAATGTCGTATTGATAGGCCAAGTCAGCAGCAAATTGTGCAGCTGCCGAATCAATAAATACTGGATCACACCCATACTTGGCAATGAGCTCGTGGAAGCGTTCGGCGTGTTCACGTGTGGTTTTTGCTGCACGTTCGTACTCGTCTAAGACCCAGTACTGCTCCAGTTGGGGGTCATATCCTATAACAACAAAAGCGGTAGCATCACGGTAGCCGGGGTCGCAACCAGCAAAGCACTCTAATCTGGCTAAAACTTCTGGTGGGCACTCTAAAACCTGCTCGGCTTGGAACTGGTAGACTTGACCCTCGAACTCAGTGAAGCTAGCACAGTACTCCTGCTGAAACTGCTGATGTGTCATGGAGCGTTGTGCCTCCAGCACGTCTACAGCCGACATTCTGGGATTTTCATGGTAGTCGGCCTGTATCGACACCCATTCTGGGAAGTTGGGGTCAAAACCACGGTTGAAAAATTGCGAAAACCAGTTGTTGCGTCCGCGTGGGGTAGAGATAAAAATAGCCTTTGAGTTAGGCTTGTCTAGTGTAGGTCGCAACTGAATATTAAAAGCTGATTCGCCGGCTGTGGTTAAGGCGGCCTCGTCGAATATAATCAAGTCATAGCTGCGACCCACGCAACTATCCACAGTTGAAATAGAACCCATGCGGATGGTGGAACCGTTGTCCAGTTCAATAATCTTGTCCTTTAAATTATTTCTGGCAATCTCTAAATCAAAGTGGTCAATAAACTGGCGCTGCAGTTCGAAACTAATGCTACTTAAACTATAATTAGGTGACACCAGCAACACAGCACTATTGGGTACTAGTGTGACCAGTTGCCCGATTACATTGGCAATATAGGTTTTGCCCAGTCTGCGGGCTAGTGCAGCGCATACAAAACGGTACTGGGGGTTGTTGACCGCGTTGATTAGTGCTACCTGAGCCGAATTCATGGTATCCCAAGCCCCCAGCAGCTTTAGGTAGTTTTGAATAGGCAGCTTGATAAACCTGTGTTGTACAGGATACTCTACAATG